GCTGGCGCGTCGCGATCCCTCGACTGGAATGACGACGCCATCGTCCCGCTCGGCTACGAGCTGGTCCGCCAGGGCAAACGCTTCGAGACGGACGCGGATCTGAAAGAGGCGCTCAAGGACCTCTGCGTCCGGTATGGCATTGCATTTGACGCCGAGAGCATTACGCGCGCGTGCGACGCGCTGAAACATGCCAAGGCGCCGCTCTTTGTCCACGCCCCCGTGCACACCGCGAGGACCTCATGACGCGTCTACTCGCGCTCCTGCTCCTCGTCCCGCTCCTGGCGTGTTCCGACAATGGACGCACGAGCCTGCGCGATCCGCCGACGGGCCCGACGCCGCCGCCGCCGGCGCCGTCCGAGGTCCGCGTCGACTATCGCGTGACCGGCACGCACGTCCGTAACGTGCACATCACGTACTTTAGCTCGTCGCAGGGGACGACGCAGGTCACGACCGATCTGCCGTGGTCGATCACCTATCGGACACCGGACTTGCATCCGTTCGTGTACCTCCAAGCCGACACGCCGATCGATCAGAACGATGAGGGCACGCTGGTCGTACAGATCTTCGTCAATGGGCTGCTGTTCCGTGAAGCGCACGCGACCGGCTTCGCGCTCGAGGTCGCGGCCAGTGGAGACGTGCCATGAAGCTGTCGTTGTGGATCGCGCTCGGCCTCGTGCCGCTCCTCGTCGCGCCGGTCGCCGCCCAGGACGGCCCGATCGCGACGGCAGTCAAGCAGTACGGCCAGGCGCCGGCGCCCGTGACGACGTATCGCACCGAGATGCGCTCGCCCGTCATGTTCTGGTCGGGCGTGGCCCTCGCGTCGGGCGGCGCCCTCTCGATCGTCGCGGCGGTCACCTGGGCGCAGCAATCCGATCTGTCGCTCGAAGATGCGAACACCCGGCTGGGGCGCGACCTGGCGCCGTGCGGGACGGACATCAACACCACGCGCCTTCCGGTCGCCGATTGCAAATTCAACAGCGGACTGCTGTGGCTGGGTACCGGCATGCTCGCGGCCGGCGGCACGCTGATGATCATCGGCGGGGACCAGGTGCAGATTGTGGAGACCGGACCGCGCGCCTTCGCGATGCGCGTGCGGTTCTAACGCAGGCATCGCGATCACGCGTGAAGGAGACCGATCCCATGAATGCTCAACTCGCGATTATCCGGTTACTCGGCGGCGGCGATCCCGGCGCCGGCGAACCGTCGCACCCGATTGTGTATCCCCCGCCGGAGCCGGGCGTGCCGTCGCAGCCCATCTACATCCCGAATCCGGATCCGGGCCAGCCGACGCACCCGATTGTGATTCCGCCGCCCGTCGATAACGGTGGGGAGGTGACGCACCCGATCGCCCCCGGCGGGGAGCGGCCGACGCATCCGATCGCGCCTGGCGGCAGCCCGGGCACGCCAACGCATCCGATCGCGCCTGGGGGCGAACGGCCGACGCCGCCCATCTACGTGCCGATCGTCCCGCCGGGCGAAGTGACGCACCCGATTGCGCCCGGGGGTGAACGGCCCTCGACGCAGCCGGTCCCCGAGATCCCGAGCTTCGAGCTGCGCTGGTCCGCGCGGCTGGGGTTCGTGCTCGTGCCCGTGAAGGACGCAACCGCGCAGCCGAAGAAGCGGTAAGCCGTGCCGCGGCGGTGCTGGACACGATCCGCACCGCCGCGTCTCGCGGGTCGACGACGTGAAGAAAGAACCGCTGACGGAATTGATCGCGTCGCTGCGCCGGCATGTCGGGCACCAGCTCCGGTGCGCGCGCGAGACGAGCGGCAACATCGGCGGCTACGTCGTAGAGACCGTGGCGCTCCGCTGTGACGATTGCGGCGAGGTCGTCATCGAAGCGACGCAGCAGCTCCTCAAGCGGTCGCGGCGGCGGGCATGAGAGAAGCGGGCATGGAGCAACGCTGTTTATTCTGCGGCGGGGATCCGAGCGCCCCAGGCCATTGGCACCGATGCGATGGCCGACAAGGGGCGCGCGAGGCCGACGACCTGTACCCGCCGTCCAACTGGACGGATACGTCCCGTGCGGCCGCCGCGTCCGTGGTCGAGGATACGGCGACGATTCGCGCCGACATTTACCACTACATGGATCGGCTCGGATCCGTCGGCGCCACGTGCGACGACATCGAGCAGCGCCTCGAGCTGCGCCATCAGACGGCGTCGGCGCGGCTCAACGAGCTGCATTACAAACTGCACGTGATTACGGATAGCGGCCGGCGGCGCCGCACACGGACGGGCCGCCAGGCGGTCGTCTATGTGGTGGTGCGCCCATGAAGATTCGCGACCCGCAGATCTGGGCGGTGATTCTCGACGCGAACCCCTTCCCCTCGGGGTGTGCGCCGCACCCCGCCCAGTGGTGCGCTTGGTGTCTGACGGCGACGCCGGATCAGCGCGGTGAACTGTACGGCGCGGTCGTCGTGCTGGCCGCGGAACGCTGGGCGGATGCGATGGAGCGGGCGCTCGAGGCCACGGGCTTCGCCGCGCCGCTCGAGGCCGCACGCGCGGTCCTGGCCCCCATGGCCGTGGCCACGCTCCGGGACGTCAATGGCGAGCTGGGACCGTTTGCGCTGACGGATTTCCAGACCGGGTGCGCGCTCACCATGCTCGAGCAGACCTGGCTGTATGGGGACCTGTTGCGCGAGGCGCTCGAGATCCAGCTCCTCGAGGGGCTGCTGGTCCCGTCCGCGGGCCGGGCGGCGCGGCGTGCCTGAGTGCGGTACTGCCATGCGCCCGGGTGTCCCACGCTGGTGGTGCGCGGGTACTGCCCGCGGCATGAGCGGGAGCGGCAACGGTTTCGCGGGAGTCAGCGGCAGCGTGGGTATACGCGACGCTGGGAACGCCGCGCGGCGCTCTTCAAGCGCCGGTATCCGCTCTGTGGGCAACGGCCCGGCGATGTGGCGCCCGTCATGAGCCGGTGTCACGACGAGGGGCGCGTCACCGTGGCGACCTTGGTGGATCACGTCGTCCCGCATCGGGGCGACATTGACCTCTTCTGGGACGAGCTGCACAACTGGCAGAGTCTGTGTGCCGCGTGTCATGCGCGCAAGACGACCGCCGGCCTGTAGGGGACCGATGCCGCTCCACGTCGCGCCCCGCTCGAAGTACCACGCCGTCCCGCTCGAGGTCGACGGGATCCGGTTCGCCAGTACGCGCGAAGCCCGCCGGTATGGCGAGCTGCGGCTGCTCGAGCGCGCCGGCCAGATCTGGGATCTGACGTTGCAGCCGTCCTTCGAACTCCATGCGCCCGTGAACAACGGCCCCCGGCTCGCGCCCGTGGGCGTCTATCGGGCGGACTTCGTGTACGCGACGAAGGACGGGACCGTGGTCGAGGATGCGAAAGGCGTGCGGACGGCCCTCTATCGCTGGAAACGGAAGCACGTCGAGCTGGAGTACGGGGTCCGGATTGTGGAGGTCTAAGCCATGAGTCTCATCGGTCTCCTCGTCGCCGTCCTGATCGTCGGGCTGATCGTCTGGGTGATCGAGACGTTGCTCCCGTTGCCGGCCCCGTTTCAAACCGTGGTGCGGGTGATCGGGGTGATCATTGTCCTGGTGCTCCTGATCGAGTTTCTCGGGCTGCTCGGCGTCGGCGGCGTGCGGCTCCGGCCGTGATTCGGGCTCTACAACCGTTAGGGGGAACATATGGCTAGGACTAGACGCGAAACGACGGAGTTGCTCCATGAAGCCTTAGAAGAGGCCGCACTGGCCGGCGCGAAAGAAATTAGCGAATTTCTGTGCGTGTATCGAGGTAAGGATCCCGACCGGTTGCGACGTGTGCAGATTGCGATTTCCGCCGTGAGCGGATACACGCGCTGGCGCGCATCGCATAACAACATGGTGTCGATGATGCTGGCGGCCGCGCGGCAATCGGGGATCTCGGGCGAGCAGACCTTACAGATTGCCAAGACGACTGGCTTACTCCCCGAATCGGCTGAGGCCGTTGTCCTGAAAGTCGCCAAGTAAATGTCGCACTGCGCGTACTGTCATGCCGGGCTCGCGCCCCAGGTAGGCCCCGGCCGACGGCGCCTCTTTTGCTCGACACGGTGCCAAAACGCGTGTGCTTACAAACGCAACTGTCAGCCGCGGCCGCGCATCGTGCGGCCGCGGAAACCCATGCCGCTATGCGCGTGTGGCCAACCTCGGTCGGGACGCGCGACCCAATGTAAAACGTGCTATCAAGCCGCACGCCGGAAATGCCCGTTTACGTGCGAATGGTGTCGCGCTCTCTTCTGGCGCAAAAGCGGGCGAGATAGCCGCCGGTTTTGTTCAAAGCGATGCTCCGGCGCCCGGAGACGGGCCGAAGCCTCCGCCAGCCGGAGCGTTCAAGGAGAGATCGCGAGGGCGCTCCGCGACGAGCAACGACGAGCGCGGGCGTGTGTCGTCTGCGGGCGGGCGCTCGGCGCGGAAGGAAGCAATCCCTACGTGAAATATCACGTGACGTGCCGGGCGACCGTCGCCGCGCACCGGTACGAACGGGACAAGCGGGAGCTAAATGCACGGCGGCGACGCGCGCGCGGGTTGCGATGGGATATCCACGTGTGCCCTTGTTGCGGGCAGACCTTCACGACGACGTATGGCGATCGGCGTCGCGTGTGGTGCTCGCGACGGTGCTCCCATTGGATGCGAAAGTATAGGCTCGCGCTCTGCCACGTTCCGACACAGGAGCGCAATCGTCTGGCCTCCCTTGTCGCGCTGGTCAAACAAGCACACCGAATTCTCTATACCCGTAACCCTATGATAATAAAGGGGATGGGGGCGTGAGTTTGTTCAGGCCGGACCGAGCTGGGAACCCGTCCGGCCGTCGCGCAGGATTTGACGCAAAACAGGCCGTTTTATGGGGAATCGCAATTCCGGGCCTCGCCCGGCGCCCACGGCGCTGAAGCTTCTCCGCGGATCCCGGAAGGATCGGCTCAATCCGCGGGAGCCGACGCCCCCGGCCGGGGAAGTCGTCACCCCCTCGACACTCTCCCCCCAGGCCCGTGGGATCTGGGATCGACTGGCCCCCGTCTGCCTGGCGATGGGGACCTTAACCCTGGCGGACCTGGGCGCTTTCGCGGCCCTCTGTGAACTGCAGGCGACGCTGGAATTGGCCTGCGCGCAGAAAGGACTAGCCCGGTTTCGGCCCATTTCCAAGAGCGGCCGGATTCACGCCGCCTTGAAACTCGAGCGCGAGACCGCCTCGGCGCTCCGGCCCTATTTCGAGAAATTCGGCCTCGATCCCATCGGGCGCGCACGCATCGTGCTGCCGGCCGCCCCGGAGGCACCGCCGAGTAAGTGGGCGGGCGTACTCCCGTGAAATTGGCGTACGCCGATCCGCCATATTTGGGGTGTTGTGGTCTGTACGGTCACGAGCATAGAGACCCCCACGGTTGTTGGGATGCTCTAGAGCCGGAGGCTGAGTAGATGACCCTGAGTGAGCTACTGAACGCGATCCCATTTGACTACCATGACCGAGATGTTCAGCGCCGGTCTGTCGCGGCACTGAAACTGGTCGAAGCCTTCCAAGCGGCAGAGCAGGCACTAAATGTTGCACTGATTGACGACACGGCTGACGCCGAGTTTGTGCGAGCGTGGGACGCTGTAGCGACGGCGTACGCTCAGCTGCTGGAGGTGGACCTTGGCTGAGAAGATGAACGAGTTGATTTGTCCGACGTGCGGCCTGAAGTGCTACACGTCATCGGCCTACACGCAGTGCGATGGGTGCCAGGCCGTGTTCTACGCCAGCCAGTCAGCAGCCCGTTGGCCTGACTCGAACAAAGCGGCTCGGATTGTGAACCAACCAGTTGTGTTGAGCAATGACCATGTCTGACCAGCCCTCCCCCGTCCGTGCGAGCGCACAGTGAACGCCGGCGGCGATCGCGCGGTCCGGATCATCAATCAGCTGACGCATACGCGCACGCCCTGGGCCGGCGCCCCCTTCAATCTCCGGCCCTGGCAAGAGCGGATCCTGCAGGCGCTCTTCCACACGCGCCGCGATGGCCTGCGCCAGATCCGCACGTGCCTGCTCATGCTCCCGCGGAAGAACGGCAAGACGGAGCTGGCCGCGGCGATTGCGATCTACATGCTGTTGTTCGATGGGGAGATCGGCGGGGAGATCTATCTCGCGGCCGCGGATCGCGACCAGGCCGGGCTGGTGTTTGGCGCCATGGTCGGCATGATTCGGAATGATCCCGATCTCGAGGCGGTCTGCGACATCATCGAATCCCATAAACGGATCGTGCACCGGGCCAGCCGCAGTTTCTGCCGCGCGATTTCCGCGGAGGCGTATAGCAAACACGGGTTCAACGCCTCGGCCGTGATTTACGACGAGCTGCACGCGGCGCCCAATCGCGAACTGTGGGACGTGCTCGCGACGAGCCAGGGCGCGCGCCGGCAACCGTTGATGATGGCGATCTCGACGGCGGGCTACGATCGCCATTCGATTCTCTGGGAGCTGTACGCGCACGCGAAAAAGGTCCGCGAGACGCCGGCGCTCGATCCGACCTTTTTGCCGGTGATTTACGAAGCGCCGCCCGACGCGGACTGGACCCGCGAGCGCGTCTGGCGGCAGGCCAATCCGGCGCTGGGCGATTTCCGCAGTCTCGAGGAAATGCAGATCGCCGCGGCGCGCGCGCAGGAAATCCCCGCGCAGGAAAATAGCTTCCGCCGGCTGTATCTCAACCAATGGACCGAACAGGCCGCGCGCTGGCTCGCGCTCGCCGCCTGGGATGCGTGCGCCGGCGCGCGCGATCCCGCCGCGCTCCGGGGCCGGCCGTGTTACGTGGGGCTCGACCTCAGCTCGACGAAGGATCTGACGGCGCTGGTCGGTGTCTTTCCGGATGACACCGGCTTCGACGTGGTCGCCCGCTTTTTCGTCCCGGCCGAGAGTATCCAGGCGCGGGCCACGCGCGACCGGGTGCCGTATGACCAATGGGCGCGCGAAGGGTGGCTGGTCGCCACGCCGGGCGCGGTCGTGGATTACGACACCGTCCGGCGCGAGCTGCAGACGTGGGCCGCGATGTATGACGTGCGCATCGTCGCGTATGACCCGTGGAATGCGACGGACCTGGTGGGGCGTCTCGAGCAACAGGACGGGCTGACCTGTGTCGCGGTCCGCCAGGGGTTTGCGGCCCTCTCGGCCCCGACCAAATCGCTCGAGAAAAGTATCCTCGCGAAAACGCTCCGGCAGGACGGGCATCCCGTCTTGCGCTGGAATGTCGGGAATGTCGCCGTCGAAACGGATGCGGCCGGGAATCTCAAGCCGTCCAAACAGGTCTCCACGGAACGGATCGACGGCGTGGTCGCTCTCATCATGGCCGTCGAGGCCATGGACCGACACGGCCAGACGCGGCCCCCGTCGTATCAGCTGTACGTCTTTGGCGGGCCCCCATAGGAGGTTGTGATGCAGGAACGGAAAGACCGCCCGCGCCTCGACGCCAAAGTGGATCTCCGGCTGACCGCGAAACAATACGACGCGAGCTATGCGCAGGCGCGTGCGGACCGCGTGAGTCTGGCGGCGTGGATGCGCCGGGTCCTGCAAGCGGCCCTGGATGGACGGCCGCCGGGATCCCGCTAAGCCGGAATTGTCGGACAAATCTGGACACAGACGAGGCGCCTGCCGCGTAATAACGCCCACCGTGTCCGATCGCGCGTATGCGCTGTTTGTCGTCAAAGGGCTCGACCTCGAGCGGCGGACGTTTTCCGGCCTGGCGACCACCCCGGAGCTGGACCGTCAAGGCCAGCGCGTCGATCCGGCGGGGGTCTCGTTTCGGAATCCCCTGCCGCTCCTCTTTCATCACGACCAGCAGCGCCCCATCGGGCGCGTGACGCTGTTCCCCGCGACCGCGGCCGGGATTGCGTTCGAAGCCTCGATGCCGGTCCTGACGGACCCGGGCCCGCTGAAGGATCGGATCGACGAAGCCTGGCAGTCCATCAAAGCCGGCCTGATCACGGGCGTCTCGATCGGGCTGCGCGTGCTCAAGACCGCCGATCGCGCGCGGGACGGGATCCTCGAGATCCTCCAGAGCGAAATTCTCGAACTCAGCTTAGTGACGATTCCGGCGAACGTGCAGGCGTCGATCCTCAGCGTCAAATCCCTGGCCGCGTCTGGCCCTCACTCGTCCGGCGTCACGGACACGTCCCAGTACGACCGGGCAAAGGTCCGGATCCCTATGGCCACGATTACCGAACAGATCAGTGCGTTTGAAGCCAGCCGTGCCGCGAAGGCCGCGCGGATGGTCGCCTTGATGACCACCGCCAGCGAGGCCGGCGTCACGCTCGATGCGTCGCAGGCGGACGAGTACGAAAGCCTCAGCCGCGACGTGAAGAGCACCGACGATCACCTGACGCGGTTCCGCGAGCTGGAGCGGCTCCAGGTCACGACCGCGACCGCGATCCCGACCTCGATGGCGTCGGTGCAGGATGCGCGGACGTTCGCGACGAACCGGAACAACCCCGTCGTCTCGGTGAAGCCGAACGTGCCGCCGGGCACCGCCTTCGTGCGGGCCGCGTGCGCGCGCCTGCTCGAGCGCACGGGACAGATCCGCGACGCCGTCGACTATGCGGCGAAGCGGTGGGACGACTCGACGCCGGAAGTGTCGTTGTATTTGAAGGCGGCCGTCGGCCCCGGCACCTCCACCGACGCGACCTGGGCAGGGCCGTTGGTGACGCAAGGCATCGCCAAGGACTTCATCGAGCTGCTGCGGCCCGCGACGATCCTCGGCAAGGTGCCCGGCCTGCGGATGGTGCCCTTCAATACGAAGGTCCCCAGTCAAAGCGCGGGCGGGACCTACGGATGGGTCGGTGAGGCGAAACCCAAGCCGGTGACCAAACTCGCGTTTGCCTCGACCTCGCTCGGCGTGGCCAAGGCGGCGGGCATCATCGTGCTCACCAAAGAGCTGATCATGCTCTCCGAACCGAGCGCGGAAGATCTCGTCCGGAAAGACATGATCGCGGGCATTGCGCAGTTCCTGGACGCGCAGTTCATCGATCCGGCGGTGGCCGCGGTCGCGGGGGTCAATCCCGCGAGTATCACGAACGGGGCCCCGACCGCCGCCGCGACAACCAACCCGATGGCGGACATCATGGGGTTGATCGCGCACTTCGCGACGAACAACATCGCGGTCGACGGCGTGACGTTCATCATGTCGGCGGCGAACGCGCTCGCGCTGTCGTTCCGGAGCAACCTCGACGGGTCGCCGCAGTATCCCGGCGTCACGGTCAATGGCGGCACCTATAAGGGGTTGACCTTCATCACGAGTCAAGCGGCGGGCACGAATGTAATCGCGCTGCAGCCCTCGCTGGTGCTGTATGCCGATGGCGGCATCGAAATCGATGCGTCGCAGGAAGCGTCGCTACAGATGGACAGCGCGCCCATGTCGCCGGCCGATGCGACGACCGTCTATGTCTCCCTCTGGCAAACGAACTCGGTCGGCCTGCGCGCTGAGCGGTTCTGCAACTGGGCGAAAGCGAACGCCAACGCCGTGAAATACCTCACCGCGACGGCCTGGCCGGCCCCGACCGGGACGACGGGCCTGGCGGCCGAGAACGGCGGCGCGGCGCGCGGCAAGCAAGGCTAGCGGCGCCGGATCGCATGGAGTTTCTCGGCCTGACGATTGCCCGCACGCGCACGCTCCGCGAGACGCTGACCTCCGTGCCTTCTGGGGCGGCGTCTCGCGGGAGCGGCGGCTGGATCCCGGTCGTCCGGGAACCGTATACGGGCGCCTGGCAACAGAACGTCCAGATCTCACAGGAAACGGCGCTCAGTTACTACGCCGTGTTCGCCTGCGTCACGCTCATCAGCGCGGACATCGGGAAGCTCCGGCTCCGCCTGGTCCAGCAGGACGGTGCCGGCATCTGGACCGAGACGACGAACCCCGCGTACTCGCCCGTCCTGCGGAAACCGAACCGCTACCAGACGACCGGGAAATTTGTCGAGCAGTGGATGACGTCGAAACTCGTCCACGGCAATACGTTTGTCTTGAAGGAGCGCGACCAGCGGGGCGTCGTGAAGGCGCTGTACATCCTCGACCCGACCCGCGTGACGCCGCTCCTCGCGACCGACGGCAGCATCTATTACCAACTCAGTCGGGACGATCTCACCGGCGTGGGCGAGGTCACCGTCCCGGCGAGCGAAATCATTCACGACCTGATGGTCGCGCTCTTTCACCCGTTGGTCGGGGTGACGCCGCTCTATGCCTGCGGGATCTCCGCGCAGCAGGGGCTCACGATCCAGTCCAGCTCGAATCTGTTTTTCGCGACCGGCTCGCGCCCCGGCGGCACGCTGATCGCGCCGGGCGCCATCAGTGACGAGAACGCCGCGCGCCTCAAGGCGTACTGGGAAACCAACTTCAGCGGGCAAAACGTCGGCAAGGTCGCGGTGCTCGGCGATGGGCTGAAGTACGAACCGATGACGATCTCGGCCGTCGACGCGCAGCTCATCGACCAATTGAAGTGGACCGCGGAGACCATTTGTTCCGCGTATCACGTCCCGCCCTACATGGTCCAGATTGGGCCGCCGCCGCCCTACGCGAACGTCGAGCCCCTGGTCCAGCAGTACTACTCGCAGTGTCTGCAGAGTTTGATTACCGCGCTCGAGGTCTCGCTCGACGAGGGGCTGGAACTCATCACCCCCTACGGCACCGAATTTGATATCGATGATTTGATTTGGATGGATACGGCGACGCGGACGAAGGCGGCGCATGAGGCCATCAGCGCCGGCGCGTTGTCGCCCAATGAAGCGCGGAAAAAGTACTTCGCCGTCGGCCCCGTGCCGGGCGGCGACTCCCCGTACCTACAGCAGCAGTACTACTCGCTCGAGGCCCTGGCCGCCCGGGATACCGCGCCGCCGCCGTCCGGACCCGCCACGCCGCCCCCGCCGGCGCCAGTTCCCCCTGAGCCGGATGAGATGCTCGCGACGTTGACGGCGATCCGGACGGCGGCGTATCGGGAAGGACTCTATGTCGCCTGAGGCGCTCGCGGAAATTGTCGTGACGACGA